CAGCAGCGCGGAAGAAGCCGCGGTAGTCCTTGACAGCCGCGCCGAAGTCGAAGCGGGCCAGCAGCTCAACCCCATCGGGATCGCGCTTCTCGGTCGTGGTGACCGTGGGGCCTTCTTCGCCAGCCAAGTAGCCGTAGACGATGCCTTCAACAGCACCAGGAGATGCGGCCAGGTACCAGGTGGTGGCCGAACCATCAAGCCGGGGCTCAACGATCAGCTCGATGCCAGCGGTCTGGACGCTGACGGGGCCAGCGTCGCCGGTGCGGGCAGCAGGGGCGAAGCCCGTGGGGAATAGGAACTGCAGGGCGGTGGCCTCCAGATCCGTGGGCACCATCATGTAGCTAGGCGACAGGTTGATGGTGTTGCCAGCGATGTCGGTCTGCTTCCGCATCGCCTTCTTCGCGGCGTTGAAGCCGGTCGTGGTGATGGTCTGAGCCGAGCTGTTGTTATGGGCGCTGTTGAACAGCGACAGACCGTCAACGCTGGTGGCGGAGTTGCCGGTGATCAAGGCCCAGATGATGTTGCTCTCAAGCCGGCGGAATCCGCGGCCGAGCATCTCGGGGACGCGCTCAAGTGCGCTCAGGTCATCGTTAATGATTGCCTGACGGGTAACGGTGACCTTGCGGGCGTAGGTAGCCAGCTTCCAAGTGTGCTGGGCCTCGACCAGAGTGCCAGCCTTGTACTCACCGCCTTCGAGCAATGCTTCAGGGGTGAGAGCACCAGCCACGATCAGATCGTTGGCGTTCTTGAAGTCCGGCAAGTTGCGCTGACGAGCAATCGGGCGCCAGGTGTGGGGCTCTTCCTGATAGGCAGCATCCAGAGTTTTGCCGGCCAGGCTGGAGAACAACAGCGGGAAATCGCTGGTGGAGTGGAAGCCACGGCTCACCAGCTCGGTTTTGCTCATCCCGCGGGTGTTGACGCCGCGCGAATCGAGGTACTGCCGGGTCAGCTCCAGCAGGGTGTAGCTGCGGAACTCCCGGCCCAGCTCGGCCTCTTCACCCTTCAGGGCGCCGGGGCGAACGCGAGCCTCCAGGCCAGCGCTGATGCCACGCAGCAGGGTGTCGCCCGAGTCGCGAGTGACGGCGATCTGAGCGGGGTGGCCGATGGGGGCAGGGCCGTCAGCGGCGCGGGAGTCCCCACCCTCAAGGCGGAGGCGCATCAGCCGGACAGCTTCGCGGCTGCACTCGGTGACGGTCTTGCCGGAGCGGATCAGCTCGTCGGTCTGCTCAGTGGTCAGGCCGGCATCTTGGCCCAGCCGGAGCAGATCGCGCTCGCGGCGCAGTTCAGCAGCAGTGCGCTGCAGTTCCGCATCCGCAGCGGGTGCAGGTGCAGGGGTGGGGTCGGCGCTGCGTTGAGCGTCGATGGGCGCCGGGTCACCCCCGGCCTTGGTGAGGTCTTCGGACATGGGGTGATCGGCAGTTGAATTAATCGTTTCGGTTTGGTCGCCGCGCATCACGGCGTGGGTGTCTTGGCCACGGCTCACCAGGGAAACCAGGTTCGGCTCCCAGTCAGTCGCCACCATCACTCCCCGTGCGCGGTCTTCGGTCGATCGGTAGATGCGGGCATCCACGGAGAATCGAGCCGAGCCAGTGCGCAGCCGCGGGAGCGCAATGTCCATCGCGGAAGGGGGCCCGTCCACAACGACCTTGCCCACCAGTTCGGTGATGCCTTGCTCGCTGCGCTGCAGAGTCAGATCCGTTACCGCACCCCAGACAGAATCTGAGCTGCGCTTGTGGTCGTAATCAGTAGGCAACGGGCGCTTAGGCCACCGGATGGCTTCGGCGGTGTGGATCAGCTGGAACCCGTCCCCAACGTCTGCGTCCGTCGAGATGACGATCGTGGCGGTACGAGTTGCCTCGTCCCAGCTGTTGGGCGCCAGAAGCGCCGCACGTTGGAGGTCGCGGGATTCCATGGCATCAGGCTATGGAGCTTCCGCAGCGCTACTCCCGGGGCCTAGCTTCCGACTCCAGTTCTTCAGGATCTTCCGCAAGGCCGGCGCCACCCTGGCCCTGGCCCGTGGCACCATCCACGCTCAACGCCAAACCCTTGGCGCGGGCGTCGGCGATGTCGGCCTGCAGCTCCTCCATCACTTCCGATGGGATGAATCCGAGCGAGCGCTGCACCTCGGACAGCGACATGAATCCAGCCTTCACGCCTTCAATCAGTGCGCGGATCTCCTTGGCTGGGTCTACAAGCTCGCGCCGTGGTGGGGTCCAGATCATGCGCCGTGGGCCGCGGAGCTGGGCCAACCGGGCAGCATCGTTGAACCAGCGATGCACCGGATCCAGCACTTGAGGAACGGTAATGTTCCAACGCCAAGCTGCAACGTTACGGTGGAATTCGAGCCAGCCCATACGTGCTGAGCTGAAGTTCACGTCCGACAGAATACCTGTTAGAGCTTCAAAAGTTACTCCGTAGCCTGCGGCCACAGCGTGCAAGTGATGCTTCTGATGTTCAACGTAATCGGGTGATTGTGGTGGATTGGCAAACGTGATTTGTTTACCATCCGGCAATATCTCAATCGCACCAGGCTCCAGCGTCTCCGTCAGTGCCGTGGTGGTGGCCAGGTCGCTGGGCTCGTTGGAGTAGACGAACGCCGTAAAACACGCGGCAATCTTGGTCTTCAGCAACATCGCCTGCGCGATGTCGTCGATGTCCCGCAGGTGCAGCAGCACCGCTGAGCCGAACGGCACACCGATCGACTGGTTGGGGCGGTTCACCTCGTAGGTGTGGATGATCTCCGACGCTGGCACGAAGTCGCTCTGGATCTTGACGCCGTTCCATTCCGTCTCGCCCGGGTGTGTCTGGCGCAGCCAATACCCTTCCAGCCGGCCATCACGGTCGTACTGCTGGCCAAACCGGATTCGGCTGCCGTCATCGCGGCTGAAGTCGAGCATGTCGGGCTCCAGCACCTGCAGCCGCAGGCCCACCAGGCCTTGGTCGGCCATGCGCTCGTCCATGCGGCGGCGGATCAGGCACGACCCACGCACCGCAGTGGTACGGGCAATCAACGCCTGCAGGCCGTACCAGTTGAGCTTGCCGTTGAAGTCACACTCGACCGTATCGGCCCAGGCATTCCACGCGTCCGCATACCGCCGGGTACCGCCCATTGGGCTACCGATGATCCCATCACCAACCCAGTTGTTGACGATCACCCGAATGGCACGGTTGGCCCAGGGGTTGGAGTCCACCAGGTCCTGATGGCGCCGGGTCAGCAGACTCCAGGCGGTACGGATGTCGGCGTTGGGCCCGCCGTTGCGGGTGTACCAGTTCTCAGTGCGCCGGGATTCCTTGGCCGACTCAAACGCCCGCAGGTGGGTGATGGCGAGTTCTTTCTGCGCCGACTTCAGCGCCAGCTCCAGCTGATCGCGGGTGGGTTTGCGGGCGGCCATGCTCAGTCCCTCTTAAAGCTGACGTAGCGGCGCTGGCGGCCGGCACCGGTGACGCCGAGTTCTTCCTCCATGACGGACTTGAGTTTGAGCATGTCGCCCAGGCTTCGATACGAAACCTGCCTCCCATTGCTGCTGACGGTAGTGACGCCCTCGGCAATCGCAGCCGTCAGATCGTCAAGCTGCTGCTGCGTAAACGCCATGGATGCACCTCCAGGGTCAGGGTATGGATCAGCGGCTAAGCCAGCTGCCTTTCTTGCGCTCGACGTTGACTGGAGCCACGGGGCCGGCTAGTTGGGCGGCGAGTTGGTCCCAGAACGTGGCACGGTTGTATCTCCTGGAAACCAGCTGCAGCGCTGCGTAGGCGTACCGGGTGCAGTCGCCGCCTTCGTCGCGGGAGCCAGCCGGCAGCACCCAGTGGTAAGTGGTTTGGCCCTTGTCGCGCTTCGGCATTCGCTTCCACGGGAACAGCTCATCGAGGAACTGGTCTGTGGCCGCCTCGCCTAGATGCAGATACCCAGGTCCGGGGATCTCATTCCGCAACCGACCCTGCAGGTGGTTCACGCTGGCGTCGTAACCCACCCGGTACAGCAGCACACCACGCTTGGCCACCGCCTGGTTCCTAGCGTTGACATCGACGGGATTACCGCGGCCCAGCAGCGGCTTGCCCTTGGTGCCGTCACCCTTCATCGGCACCCACGTCCCGCCGCGACCCCGGCACCAGTTCCGCACCTCTTGGGTGGCAATACCGCCGTCATCAATGCCGCCCATGGCCAGCTTGAGCTCAACGCCGTCATCACGTCGCCAAAGGGTCGCCGCAATCTGGTCCAGCTGTGCGAGCGTCTCGGGCTGCTGCGGGTCTCCGTCGATCTCCCAGTGGCCTAGGTGCCAGCCCTCCTCCCCGCGGCCCCAGCCCCAGATGGTGACCACCAGTCGCTCGCCAGCGGTGCCGCCGCCACCCTGCACGTCAACGCCGGCTGTGATCACCAGCACGCCATCAGGCACGCTGCCCAGCTGGTAGCCGTTACCGGCTTCGGTGTTCATGCGGCGCTTGGCCAGGCCATCGCCGGTGAGCTTGCCGGCGATCGTGTCTTCCCACGGCACACCGAGCACGGTGTTGTGGAACGTCTGCATCGCGTCCGGGTCGCCCCGGCGCATGGATTCCAGCGCCTCCTGGTACTCGCGCACCAGCACACTCCACTCGGCTGCCGGGCTGTAGCTGTAGGCGGCCCAGATGTGGAACGAAACCAGCCCCGGCATCTGGCTCTGAGCGGTTGGGCGCCACTCGCCGCGCTCCACCATCCAGCGTTTCTTGCTGTGGGGGATCAGCTGTTTGCAGTTCTCGCATTCGTAGCTGCCGGCGTCATCGCCGTCCTTGCGCATCTGCTCCCAGCGCAGCACCTGCTTGGTCTCGCAGAACGGACAGGGCACGTAGAACCGCCGCTGATCGCCACGCAAGAACCACTCCTCGGTCTTGCCGCCTTTGAAGATTGGCGTACCGCCCAGGGCAATCTTGCGGTCCCAGTAGTAATCAGCCCGGTTGCGGCCCAGCTTGATCGGGTCGCCTTCGTCCAGCTTCGGGTAGGCGTCCACCTCGTCAAACAACACCACCTTCCTGGACTTGCGCCGGAACGATCGGCCACTGGCCGCGTTCACGATGTCGATCAGGCCGCCATTGGCCAGCTGCTTGAGCAGGATCGTGTTGGATGCGGTGTTCCGCGCCTTGGCTTCGCTGATCAGACCGCGGAGCACCGGGGTGTCTTCAAACAGCGGCTTGATTTCCTCTTTGCTGTAGCCCTCGGCGTCTTCCTTGACCGGCTGCACGATCATCACCGGACACGGGTCCTGGTGGCTGAAGAACTGCACCACCACGCCTAGGCACTTGGTCCAGCCGATCCGGGCGGATTTCATGATGGCGATCGTCTCAGCGGACGGATCGGTGAACGCGTCGAGGATCTCGCGCTGATATGGCAGCGTCCGCCATTGGCCTTTCTCGGCCGCCGGCCCGGTCATCACCGAGAACTCGTCGGCGTACTCGCTGAGCTTCAGCCGCGGCGGCGGTTTAAACCCTGCCAGGATCTGCCGGGTGAGCTCACCAGGGTCTGCGGTGATCACGCTGTCACCTCGCCTGCGGCCAGCTCCTGCAGCGCCTCGCGCAGCAGCACGGTGAGCAGCTCCACCTCCTCCAGCTCCAGGTGGGGGATGCGTTGCTTGGCCACGCTCGGGATGCCCAGCAGCTTGGTGCGGGTGATGTTTACAGCCGCGTTCCAGGCCTGCTCAACGTGCTCACGACGCAGCAGCAGACCTTCCTGGGTTTTGCGCTGCAGCTCCAGCAGGTTGGCCTTCTCGTATTCGGAGCGGGCGCGGCTTTCGTTGTAGGCGGGGAGATCTTCGGGTGGGGGTGGTGGGGTAGGCGGGGGTTTGGGGGTGGTGTCCTTAACACCGGGTTTGTCCCGGACGGACTGCCGCTGATCGACGTTCGCCAGGTATTCTTCCACCAGCAAATCAGGCCGCACTCGCACCGGCGAGACACTGGCGGTGCTGCGTGGCAGCTTGCCTTGCTTGCACAGCTTCTCCAGATTTTGTCTGGTGCAGCTGCGGGCGGTGGCGGATCGAATCAGCTCAGCGCCCTTGCCAGCACTGAGCAGTTGGCTGTTTGCAACCGTCATGCAACTAGCCTATGGCGTGGTTGCGCTTCCGCACCTGGATCACAGCAGGGCCAGTTGACCGACGCTGGAGCGGGTCCATCCGAGCACTCGGCAGATCTTGCGCCAACGCAGCTCGCTGAAGAACGGTTGCTGCCGGTACCAGGTCTCGGGGTCGTGGTTGGTCTTGCTCATATTGCAGCTGTGACAAGTGGGAAGGATGTTGCCGATCGCGTGAGGCCCGCCCTTGCTGCGTGGAACAACATGCTCAATGGTTAGCCGGTGCGAACTACCACAAAAAGCGCAGCAATGGCCGAACTCGGCAAACCGTGCGGCCATTTCTTTTTTGCTGATTTTTACAGTGTGATTGCCTCTGTTTCTAGCTTTCTTTGCACTGTTTCGCTGGCATTCGTGCAAGCGAAATAAAAGATCGCATTTGTAGCGCCATGCATATTTATATTTATCCCACCAGCGTTCGTGCTTTTTCTTGGCCTCTGGGTTTTTCTGCCAGTAGCGGCGCTGCTCATCCATCACTAAGCGGGCAATGCTGGGGCTGTTACCTGCGCCTTTAAGGGCTTCTCGCATTTGCAGGGTGGCTGTCACCAGCGGATGCAGTACTGACCAATCCACCGGGTGGCCTTGCGCTACCAGCTGCCTGACAACTCCAGATTCCGGGATGGTTAGCGCCTTGCCTGGTGGCATGATCAGACCTTGAACGCCCTTCAGTCTTGATTCGCGGCCGTGGGTGGCGCGGCGCTTTGCTTGGCAAGCCTTGGTGCGTTCGTTGTGAATCTTGCGCTGCTCGGGATCTTGAAGCCTTGCCGCCATGCGCTCGCGAGATTTGCGATTTTCTTCTTGTTTATTTTGCTCGCGCCACGCCTTCATTCTGTCCAATGACTTTTGAGAAGATTGCCTTTCTTTTTCGCATTGCTCACACTTCCAGCTTTTGCCCTTTCTTACTTGAAGACTTAAAGGATGACCATTCCACTGATGATTATTAGCGCAAAGAAAGTTGAGCCGATGCCGATCATCAATAAATGGTTCAGCATGGCCAAGCACAGAGCAAACCAGCTTGAGCCGCTTTTGCTCAGCATTTTGCCGCCTGGAGTTTCCATGAACAGCCCACTCCAAATTGGCCACATCTGACCATGGGCCTGACGTATCTGTTCTTTTGACTACGTTTTGGCCTTCTTCTGGCCACTGATCATTAAGGATTAGAACAGCCCACGAAGACTGATAGCTAAGGCCATCAATCCAAAAAGTTTTGCCTACTTCTGTTGACCTTCGTCCAGATTTTGTATAAAGCCAGCGCAGGCCATTTGCTGCGCTTGGGTCGTAAACAATTTGCTGGCGGATTTTTCGGTACTCTTCAAGCCCGAACCGGTCCAGTACGCTTTCTTTCATCAGCCTGTGTCCTCAGGTTGGTCATGGGCCAGGTGTTCCACCACGCTGGCCTGCCACATTGTAGTCCAGGGGCGGCTGTGGTTCCGCATTCGCAACCTTATTGAGAATCGTTATCAAGTGATTTTTGGGGGCTGCGTGGACCGTCACTAACAGGTGGCCACGGAGGACCCGCGGCTACCGGCTGGCGCCGATCGCGGTCTGTCGCTAGCGACCGCGGGCCGCTGAGTCGAGCACGCGCTGAAAGCCTTTGATGAACTGTTCGTTGACGCGCTTACTGACGTCTTCGCGCAGCTGCGGGCCAATCTTGGATTGACCAAGGAAGATGGATCCAACCGATGGGCCGTAAACGCCATAGAAGCGATCGTTGGAATCCTTGCGCAGCACCAAGCTGTTGGCGTTCAGCCCTCGGGCAACGAACGCACCAGCAAAGGGCTTGCGACCAGTAGCGCGTGCAACAACAGCCGTGAGCGGCTTGCCTGGCTTGCGGGGTGGTCCCCATCCCAGCCCACGCCCTAGCCCTGGCTGGGGCTGCCGCTTGCCAGGGTTGGGCCTGAATTGGGTCAGGGTTGGCGGGCGACGGCTGAATTTGATCAGGGCTGTTGACCCTTCATCCACAAACGACACCCGGCTGATGTCCTTCTTGACCCGGGCGGATCCCAGGTTGAAAGATCCCGTGATCCCTTTCGCCACCGCAGGCGGCACCGATTTCGACGCGTAAGAGATCCCGCCCTTGATGGCCTTGTCGTAGAGCTTGCGGTTGATTAGCAGCTCGAGCCGCTTGAGGTCTTCAACGCCGCTGAGCGTGATTGAAACGTTCGCCACCTACCTCCCCTCCGGCACCAGCCTGATCGCCGTGACCCTGGCGTCAGGGTTGAGCTGCCGGTACAGCCACCCCACCTGCCACGCCGAGCGGCCTTCCATGGCCACGTCCTGGGTGCGGGTGGGGTCGCCGTCTGCGGCGATGGTCACCAGATACCGCGTCACTGCCGGCTGGGTGCGTCGAGCAGTTCTTCGAGCTCCAGTCTTTGGAGCTCCAGGTCGGTCGGCACGTCGAAGGTCAGGGTCTCATCGGTGCGGGACGACGTGACGTGCAGGATCTCGATCGCGTGCCAGCTGGCGACCCAGTTGAGGATGAGTTCCTGCCACCAGCTGAGCCAGGGCGAGGAGCGGTCCATCAGCGACGACAGGGACGCGGCTCGTTTCATCGCGCTGGGAGTGGCTGGGGTCAGTCTGGGGAGCAGGTATAGAAAACCCCGCCGGTGAGGGCGGGGTGCAGGGGTTAGGAGGCGCCGATGAGACAGGGGTCGGGCGTATAGATCCAGTAGCGCTGACCTCGGACCATGTGCCGATTCTTCATGTAGCCGAGGTGCCTAAGCACTGCACCCACCGCCATTTGATTGGAGCGATTGTGATGCAAGCCCAAGCTGTCAAGAATTGAAGCCGTGGTCACGGCACCATCAGCTGGCAACACTGAGCGGACCTGTTCAACGCCGAGCACCGAGGGCGACTCGATCCACTCGCAACTGCCCATGATCGGATAGCTGGATGGCTTAGCGTTGGCAGGAACACCCACTGTGCTCAAGCTGCGGTTAAGAGCGGAGATGACCTCGCGCTTAACGGCCTCTCGCCAAACGTCCGTGGCTTGGCGACGATCCGGAGCGCAGACCTTGACGCCAAGGGTGAGCTGCTGATGCTCGGAAGTGGGGAGCTGCGGGGTGCTCAGAGCCTCCAAGAACCACCCATCCATCCAAACGGCGAAGGCTGGCGAGATCCAGCGTGCGAGGTCTACGGCAAGGCGTGGGTGGATCCAGGTGCCTTGCAGGTGCGCCGGGCCGCCTTTGACGGAAAGCACCAGCTGAGCGGGCTGCAGGCCGGTGGCATCGGCCAGGGCGGTGATGTAGTCGGTGGTGCGCTGGGTCTCGCGATAATGCCCCCAGAGCTTGCCGTTTGCCTGGCACATGGCCGTGGCGTCGGCGTAGCCGTCAGAGTCGCGGCGGGTGATCGGTGCGTCGTTCCAAGTGCGGACGACGATGCCGGTGTTCTTCATGGTGAATCTTGACTAGGGACGTCCAGCACTGCTGCCGGACACCCACAGCATAAGCACATCGAATCGCTGCGCGTCAAGGCTGAGTTCGATATCGGATTTCCGATAACGGGTCAGCTCAGATCTGAGCCGACCCCACGAACAGGAAGGGGCCCACCAGTGACGGCAGACCCCAACCCGTGAAACCGGGCCTCCAGTGCGGTTTCAGGCGGGCCCCTAGAAACCCAGCCACCGCGTCCATCCTTACGGGTAGGACCGACCCGGCAGGGCCAGCGTAGGCCCTCCCTCTGAATCAATCATACCGCTGCGGTTCCGGAAACGAACCCTCAGATTTACCAGACCTCATTGCCAGACCTTTGCCCGTCGATGGGCAGAGAAAAACCCAGCTGCCGCAATGGGTTTGCCCCCTTACCATACCTGCCTAACTGATTTCTCAAGAAAAGGGGTAAAAGGAGGAGAGGACAGGGAGCGGCCACCTGTGGCAGCCACTTCAGGAAAGTCTTGAAACAGGTTGGGCAGTATGGTAATTGCCGCCAAACATCAAAAAACCCCAGTCGTAGACCGGGGTCTTGGCTGCCCAACCCCCTTC